GCGGTCTTGAAAACCTCGGCACGAAACTGATGAAAACCGAGAACTTCGAGATGGCTCTTGACGAAGTGGTATGGCTGATTACACTGCTGGCTAACCAGAGCATTTTGATACACAACCTCAAAAATCTGGATAAGCGTGAACTCCTGACTGAAGAGACAGTGGAACTTCTCACATCTCCACTGGAGCTGGCGGCATATAAAGACGCTATCATGGAAGCAATGTTCAAGGGTACCAAAAGAAACGTTGAAAGTGAGGATGACTTAAAAAACACACCGGCCGAGTGAGCGATGAGGAATTGTTCACTCGGCTTATATATTACGGCACTGTCCAGCTTCACTGCTCAGAGGAGGAAGTATGGCTCATGCCCATCGGGTACCTGCTGGACTTGTGGGAGTGCCACAAGCAGTTCTTAGGTATTTCCAAACCGAAGCGGGAGCTGAGCATAGATGATGTGATTCCTTATGGTATTTAAATATTTTGCAGGAAAGGAGGCGGTTTTATGGCAGACGATTTTGGCCTGAGGATCGGCATTGAAGGCGAAAAGGAATTTAAAAATGCCATTCGGGAAATCAACCAAAGCTTCAAGGTGCTGGGCAGTGAAATGAACCTTGTCGCATCCCAGTTCGACAAGCAGGATAAGTCTGTTGAAGCTGTTACAGCGCGAAACAGGGTGCTAAGCAAAGAGATTGATGCGCAGAAAGAAAAAATTGCCACCTTGGAGAAAGCGCTTGCCAATGCCGCCTCCTCTTTCGGGGAGACCGACCGGCGCACTCAGTCCTGGCAGATACAGCTTAACAACGCCAAAGCTGAGCTGAACAAAATGGAGCGCGAGCTGGAGGCAAACAACAAAGCACTGGATAATGCAGAAAAAGAGTTTGATGAAGCGGAAAAACAAGCGGATGAATTCGGCGATGAGATCAAAAAGGCCGCGGATCAGGCGGATGACGCGGGCGGTCGCTTTGAAAAACTAGGCGGCGTTTTGAAAGGGATCGGCATGGCCATGGGAGCTGCTATGGCCGCCATTGGTACGGCGGCGGTCGGCGCAGGAAAGGCTCTTCTGGATATGTCGGTAAATTCGGCAGCTTATGCCGATGAAATCCTTACAGCATCAACCGTAACCGGTATGTCTACAGAGAGCCTGCAGGCATATAAGTATGCCGCAGAGCTTGTAGACGTGTCCTTAGATACCTTGACTGGCAGTATGGCAAAACAGGTAAGATCAATGGCAAATGCCAGAGACGGCTCTGAGAAATTTGCCAGAGCGTATGAACGGCTCGGTGTGTCGGTAACCGATTCCAACGGCAACCTGCGTGACAGCGAAACCGTCTATTGGGAAACCATAGACGCCCTTGGCAAAATTTCCAACGAAACCGAGCGGGACGCTCTTGCCATGCAGATTTTCGGAAAGTCCGCACAGGAACTCAATCCGTTGATTGCACAGGGTTCAGCAGGTATTGCGGAGCTTACCGAAGAAGCCAGGCGCATGGGAGCGGTTATGAGCGAGGATTCATTGAACGCTCTCGGGAAATTTGACGACAGCATCCAGCGTCTCAAAGCGGGCGGTGAAGCGGCCAAGAACATGCTGGGCACCGTACTGATCCCCCAGCTTCAGATATTGGCCGACGACGGAGTTGCGCTTCTTGGAGATTTTACTCGTGGATTATCTGAGACTAACGGCGACTGGACGAAGATAAGCGGGGTCATCGGCAATACGGTGGGAAGCCTTGTGAGTATGCTGATGGAAAACCTGCCGAACCTCATTCAGGTGGGATTGGATATTGTCACCTCCATCGGCGGGGCTATTGTGGAGAACCTTCCCGTCATTATCGACGCGGCGGTACAGATTGTCATGACTCTTTTGCAGGCTTTGATTGACGCTCTGCCACAGATCACCGAAGGCGCGCTGCAGCTTGTAATGGCGCTTGTGAAGGGCATAATCGATAACCTGCCTGCTCTAGTGGAAGCAGCCGTCCAGATGATTGTTACGCTGGCGGCTGGCATCGGAGAGGCGCTTCCGGAGCTGATCCCGGCTGTTGTCGAAGCCATCATCCTTATCTGCGAGACACTTATTAACAACATGGATCAAATCCTCGAAGCGGCCTTTGCCATTATTGAAGGGCTGGCGCAGGGCCTTTTAAACGCCCTGCCAAAGCTTATCGAGGCGCTGCCAAGGATTATTGCGTCAATCGTTGATTTTGTGACAAACAACCTACCGAAGATTATAGAACTGGGGATTACGTTAATCGTCCAGCTTGCTGCCGGCCTCGTCAGAGCTATTCCTCAGCTTGTAGCAAGCTTGCCGCAGATTATTGCGGCCATTATTGAAGGTTTGGGCAAAGCGGCCGTTTCGGTGGTCGAGATCGGCAAGAACATTGTCATGGGTATCTGGGAAGGCATCAAGAGCCTGGGAGGCTGGCTGTGGGATAAGGTCAGCAGTTTCTTCTCCGGCATTGTTGACGGCGTTAAGAATTTCCTTGGCATTCACTCTCCCTCAACTGTATTTGCAGGAATTGGCGGACAGATGGGAGAAGGGCTTGGATCAGGCTTTGTTAATGCAATGAAAGATGTTGAAAAGGATATGGCAAACGCAATTCCAACCAGCTTTGATTTAAATTTGAATTCCAGCATAAACGGCCTTGATACTATTTCGAAAGGCATGCCCAATACTGCCTGCAATGTTACGATCCCGCTGACAATAGACGGAACAGTGCTTACAAAAATTATCGCGCAGCTGCAATGGAATCAGAATACATTAACGGTACGCAATCTGGGGGTGCTTCCGGGATGATTCGGATTTATGATTCTGAAAATACATTGCTGTACACTATTCGAAAAGTGCTAAACGCAAATTTCAGGGAAACGATAGACGGCGAGATGCTTCTTTCGTTTAGCACCACGATGAGCAGCTCGATTCTGATTCAGGCAGGCCGCCTGGCAGAATATAGCGGGCAGTATTTCAGCATTGCTCAGGTTTCAAAGTCCATGCAAAACGGAATAGCTGTCTGTAACGTAAGCTGTGAACATATATCTTACATTTTAAACGACAGCGCTTATGATATTACGGAATTCTACTTTACCGGAACACCTGCCGCTGGCCTTGCAAAGATATTGGAAGGCACGCCGTTTTCTGCCGGTGTGGTGGAAATGTCGGATGTCTGTACGATGAAAATCAATCAGAGTGTATCAAGAAGGGCGGCATTGATGCAGTTTGTTGCCATTGTGAACGGGGAAATTGAATACAGCGGTTATTCAATAAACATAAGAGCCCACAGGGGGAGCGCAGAGTATAAAATGGTCATGGACGGAAAAAACGTCACTGACGTCAGTGTGAGCTATGACTACAGGGAAAACACAGCTTCATATACCTTGTCTTTCTTTAAGCTTTTGGATATCTCAGTGGGCGATAACATTCAAATTATATTTCATCCGCTGAATATAAATGTCCGCACAAGAATAATTGCGGTGGAGTATAACCCTTTTTACCGGTATAATATAAAAGTTGAAGTCGGCCAGTATAAGCCAAGTGTGTCAAATACCTTCTACATTATAGAAAAAACCATGTCGGACCTTGAAGATACAGTTGCGGAAATAAGCGAAATAGGTACAAGATATACAATCGAGTTTGGCAAAATAATTGGCAACGGCACCTTTTATTTTTCCAAAGCGTATACTGACGAACCTTACTATATGGTTGAAGCGGACGATGGCTCTGCAGTTGCGGTAACACTGCTGAAAAACGGAGACACCTATATTGGCGGAACGATAAGCGGTGCTCAGACTGCCACAAAAACGCTTGTCGTTTTTTATTGCACGCTGCCTGTGGAATAAGGATGTGAGCAACAATGTTTGATGATGCTGTTTATACCGAAGCCAGTAATAAATGCCTGGCTTTTATGAAGTCACAACTTAATGTTTCAAACTTTATATACCCGATCTCCTTTGGAGAGGCTTATTCAGATTCTTATGCCGGCGATGTCATATGGGGTACAGTATCAGGATTGCCGGCGGAAGATGAAAAAGTGCATCCGCAGCATATCAATATGGCCGAATACTACGATTATTATTATACCGGACAGGTGGTCGGGGTTTGGTTCGGACTGGACAATCCGAGTGAATATACGGTTGATGTTTATGTCATCAGGGATATAGAATATCTGGTTTGTTCCTGTGAACTCGAAAGCAACGGGACATGGCGCACTAAGAAAACTGTGACAGTCACAGTCACTGAAATTGATGAGGAAACTGGAGAACCATACACTTATACCTATGAAGAAGAAGTCGATGTGAATGTGCAGCAGGGAATCAAGGAAGCAAGACTTATGAAGGATGGAGTTGTTGTTGACTATGCATACAGCTATTTCACAAACTTTAAAGTCAGGCTCTATTCTTATTCCGATACGGAGTACCTATCCGATGAAGTGAAAATATGGGATGTCGGGCAGGGAAGGTATTTATTCTATACACATAAGGTTTACACCGGAAAGAAAATAGCAAAGGTTATACAGAGAGTTTGGAGCAACGGCGCGTTTGTATATAATACGGTGGGCATAGCGGGCGCGCTTACCAACGCTACAACCGGCCGGATACCGGCATCTTTTCTGGTGCCTTCCGATGACCCACAGTACAACAAAGACGGATCAAATGCAAATAATATATATGGGTACATGCTGAATTCCCGCTGTTTTATCTATGATGTAGGCCTGGCTCTGTTGGTATTCACCACAAGCGGCGATTACGACATATGCAGGGAAATGCTTACCAGAATGCAATATGAACAGAATCCGGACGGCAGCTTCAATTTCAGCTACGACTTATATATCGGGCAACTGATGGAAGGATACGTCAGAACAGGCGCAATAGGGTGGCTGGTCTGGGGGATGTGCTACTACACATTAAAATCCGGGGATACATCGTTTATTGGCATGATTTCAAAAGCGGGAGGATGGCTGCTTACAAGACAGGTGACAAGTTACAGGGATTTGCGGTATGGATTGCTGACAGGCGGTTACGGGAACTATAACATGAGCGACTATTCCTACATCGAAGGAGAAATTGAGTGGTGCTCAACGGAGCATAACTGCAGCGCGTTGCAGGCGCTTCATGGTTTGGCGCTGGTAACCGGGGAAGTAAAGTATACAAATGCGGCAAACCTACTGAAGAATTCACTGTATACCAAGTTGTACGATAAGGAGAATAAAAGATTTTATCAAGGCATAAGCAAGGATGGTATTGATACAGCATGGGCTCTTGATTGCACAACCTGGGCAGGAAGTACTTCCCTCTCAATATTAAGCGTTGCAACAGCCGATGCATGCCGGATTACTGCCAATGAGGTGTACTTGCTTAATGGAGTTTCTATAGTCCAAAGCTCGGAAAAGGACTACTACAATCAAAGATATAGTTCCCAGGATACATTTTCCGGATTTATGCCGTATAGCGACCGAACTGCTGACTATGAAGGAGCGCCGAGAATCGTATGGTCGGAAGGAACGTTAGGATATGCGGCTCTTTGCCTTGCGTTAGGCCGTTATTCTGAAGCCAAAGTATATGTTGATGAAATGATAAAGCTTCAGAACTGCACCAATGGAACCGGCGGGGTATTGTATGCAACAGCGACCTACGCAATGCTGCCATGGGAGTTTCATGTATGGGAAAGCGTGGCTTCCAGCGCCTGGCTCTATCTTGTTATTAACAACCCGGGTGTACTTTTCCCGCAGGTACTGACTCATGGTACTTATTTCAGTCTGATAAAACCTGAGGAGGATACCACCCCAGAGTAAAAGCAAAGAACTAAAAGTTACAAGAGTGTCTGTCATAACGGCAGATGCTCTTTTTTTATATGAAAAAATTATAAAGGAGGCAACTACCATGAAGGAAATTTGGACTTGGGTGCAGGCGGCCTTTGCTGCCATCGGCGCATTTTTAGGCTGGTTTCTCGGTGGGCTGGACGGTTTTCTGTATGCGCTCATCGCTTTTGTGGCAATTGACTACCTGACCGGTGTGATGTGCGCCATCGTGGACAGGAAATTATCCAGTGAAATCGGGGCCAAGGGCATTTTCAAGAAGGTGCTTATTTTTGTACTTGTGGGTGTGGGACACATAATCGACAGCCAGGTGCTCGGCAACGGCGGCGCGGTGCGGACAGCGGTCATCTTCTTTTACTTGAGCAACGAGGGGATTTCAATACTGGAAAACGCCGCGCATATAGGATTGCCGATTCCTGAAAAGCTGAAAAACGTACTAGAACAACTGCATAACCGCTCAAACAAGGAGGATGAAAAGAAATGAAGCTGTTCACAAAGTACATGACACGAAACGACTGCTATACAGCGGGCAGGAAAATCACGCCCAAGGGCATTATGGTGCATTCGACTGCCGTACCGGGCGTGATGGCGGCCGACTGGTTTTCCCGCTGGAACAAATCCTACAAAGCCGGAGAAACAAATAGGCAGGTCTGCGTCCATGCCTTTGTGGACGACGAGGAGATCTGGCAGTACCTGCCGTGGAACCATCGCGGCTGGCATGCAGGCGGCTCGGCCAACAACACCCATATTGGCTTTGAAATCTGCGAGCCTGCGGGATTTACATATAAATCCGGGTCGGTAATGGTTGGCTATGATGCGGCAAAGCAGGAAGACTACTTCCGAAAGGCGTGGCAGAACGCTGTCGAGCTGTGCGTCATGCTCTGCAGGGAATACGGTCTTGACGAGAATGATATTATCTGCCACAGCGAAGGATACAAGCTCGGTATTGCCAGCAACCATGCGGACGTGACGCACTGGTTTACCAAGCATGGGGAGAGTATGGACACCTTCCGAAAAGCAGTGAAAAAAGCGCTGGAAAACCACAAAGATAACAATACAGATATTGGAATTGGCGACCTGGTGGAGTTTAAGGACAGCGTAAAAAATTACTACCCCGACAGTGTGGCAGTTCCAACGTGGGTCAAAAAT